ATCCAGCTGTGGGTGGAGAGGGTAGGAATATTGCAGCTACTTTATTTAACGTAAGGGAAGTTGATGGAGAGTTACCGGATCATGATAAAAGCGCGTGGCAGGATGAATATCGTATGGCAACTATAGAAGAATTAAAAAGGGTTGGTCTTGATACAAAATTGGCAAAACCTAATAAATTTACTAAAGATCCCGAAGTACTTCTGGACGAGGCATATGAAAAGGCAGAAAATGTCGCAGATGAACTTATGGAAGAAGTAGCACCAGAGGTAGAAGAAGTAGCACCAGAGGTAGAAGAAATGACTATACCCGAACGAGTTACTATCGCAAAGGATTTAGGGGAGAAAGCATTTTTAGCAGGAGAACCTCGTGCACCGGCCCAAAGTATAGCATTACAACCTCTATATGAAGGATTAGAGATTGGATCTGGGAGTGCTAAAATATCAGAGGCTTTTTATACTGCTTGGGACAAGGCTAATTTAGCCGCGCCATTACCAGCAGAGGTAGAAGTAGAAGAAGTAACTCCTTCCCCTATTGAGGGCGGAGTTATCCCAAAATCATTAATTCCTAGAACTGTATCGTGGGTAAAAGCTTTTGAGAATGACTATATAACTATTTTGAATAATGCGTGGGGAACCACATATTGGCAAATAAGAGGTATTGGAGTGGAAACAGGAATAATTCCGGCAGAAGTATGGAAAAAATATCTTGATAAAAGATATTTTACTACAGAGAAAGATAAAGAAATGTCTCCCGAAAATAAAACCGAGGCATTAAGAGAGCGTGGCGAAATACCGGGGATACGAGTTGTCGATAAGGATATGGAAAGTTTAGTACCAGAGGATTTAAGCCCTGCAACATTTGTTGATACTGGAACTTACGAAGGTTTTACATATATAGGCATACAAACAAAGAACGAAAAAGTATATGTAAGGCAGAACTATCTTAATCCTATACTAAAACTTTTTCCTAATGCGAAAGTATTAGGTAAAGACCTAGCAAGTCCTATTGTATTTCAAGAAGAAGGAATAAATGTTGCTATTATTAGAGGTTTAACTGACTCGATAAAAGAAGATATAACTCCCATTATAGGAGCAGTAGCTCCTCCTGAAGATTTGACACCCCAAAAAGAGGAAGAGATAATAGAAGCATATGAGCCAACAAGAGAAGAACCTACAATCGAACCAAGACCCGGTGATCCTCGGGGTCCCGTTGACGAAGGAGCACTACCCACAGATAAGGGAATTGGCATTAGCGAACCGAGCGGGGGTGGAAGAGCAACTACGGTCATTTCTACTGAAGTTATGGGAGGGCAAGCCAAAAAAGGAGAGGGCCGCATTGGCGATGTGGGAGATGGACTTGGAGAGAGAGAACACCTCATTACCGGTAGGGTAAAGAAAACTGAAAGGGAGCGTCTTGAGATAAACGAAGAGGTAGAGCGTCTTATTCGTAGAAAAGGATACGTAGCATTTAACCCTACCGCATACTCAGCAATCGAGAAAGAGCTTTTGCAGCAGTATAGTGGATATGGAGGCATAAAGAACCGGGGTACAGAAGATACCGCAGGAGCACTTGATGAATTTTTCACACCATCAAAACTCGTAAATTTTACATATTCTAAACTCGCAGAGGTCGTAGGAAGCGACAAACTCTCAAAAGTAAAAACAATAGTTGAACCCGCTATCGGCACCGGGAATTTTGTATTTCACTCTCCATTTGATAGTTCTAAGTTTATTGGGTTTGAAATAAACCGATATTCCGCGGTGGTTGCAAAGGTGCTTAATCCTGATATGGATATGCGGACAATATTAGAGAGGGGAGCAGCGTATCCTGTTAGTTTCTCCGATCAATTTATAGATAAAGAAAAAAACGTAGGAAATGTTATACCCGCCCCATACGCTGATTTGGTAGTGGGGAACCCTCCCTATGGGAAGTATCAGGGGGAAGAAAGGGGAATGGGAGAAGGCGAACAATTCGCAACGTGGGAGGAATACTTTATAGGCAGAGGACTCGCTATTACAAAAGAGGGCGGGTATTTGGCTTATATAGTATCTTCGAGTTTCTTACGGTCCCAAAGTATTCAAGGCAAGTCGTCTATTGCTGAATTGGGTAAATTACAGGTAGCATACCGATTTCCAAATGGTGTATTTGAAGATACGCAAGTTGGTACAGACTTAGTTATTTTCAAGAGAACCCCTAAAATGCGCGATAACAAAAAAGATAAACTAACTTCCTTGGATCGGCTTGAGGTAAAGAAGAGGGTAGTTGATATGTCGGGGGATGCTTTCTTTAAGGAAGTACCTTATAATATTTTGGGCGCAGAGAAGGAAGTGAGCGGTAGATTTGGTCCCGAAACGATCGTGGAGGGTAATATTGATAACGTACCAGCCGCTGACATTGATGTACTTGCGGAAGTGAACGAGAAGCAAGGGTCCGTTGAAACAAAGAGATTAAAGGCCGCCGTTAAGAAAAAGCCGGTCATTGTAAATAAAGATATAGTTAAAAAAGTATTGACGGAGCATAAAGCGAAGGGTGAACTAATGACGATTGGCGGTAAGGTAAGCGAGGTTGAGCAGGGAGCCTACGAAAAACTTTTATCGGACGCTTCTATTGAAGGAGAGTATATAAAAAATGTATCGGATCAAGATAAAATTAAATACTTTAGTTACCGGAGAGGCAAATGGTATTTAGATGAAGTATATGTTGATAATACAAACCTTTACGACTTACTCAGCGATTTAGAGCAAGAAAAAGATACCATTAGCGATGCGCAGTATAATAAGCAGAGGACAAAAGCAGAGTCAGTTCTACCACAATGGACAAGCGTAGAAGAGATTGGAACCGCGCCGCAATCAAGATTTTGGGTTGATGTTAAGGTGGATGACCTGAGTATAATAAAACATTTTAATACATTTTATTTGCGAGACTTACCCAACGAAGCATTAGAGGGCATTGAGAGGAACCAGATAACCCGATTTGTAGAAAACCGATTGACTATGCCGAAAAGTATGACAGACGCGCAGAAGTCTTTTGTGCAGAAGAATATAGCGCGGGTTACAAATAAACTATTTAGCAGTTTTTTAAAAGACTACGCTACAAAAAATAAAGAAATAAAGAAACAGGCAGAGCGCAGATATAACCGAACTATGAACGCGATGTTTTTTATGGACCACAGCAATGTACCTATTGGTGTAAAAGTATTCAAAGACTTCAAACCTGAGTGGGAACTCAATCCCGGGCAAAAGCGAGCTCTTGGATTTTTACAAATTCGCGGAAAAGGAACTGCCGCAGAAGATGTAGGAGTAGGAAAGACTATAACCGGTATTATTGCTATTGCAGAAGCATTTAGAAAAGGAACCGCACATAAAGCTCTCATTGTAGTTCCACGTTTTGGTATAGGCCAACAATGGATAGATACAATAAAGGGTATTTTACCAGAGGCTAATATTTATGATTTTAGAGACCGTAAGAAATTGGCGGCATTCAAGGGGAATGAGCTTAAAGACAAGTCATTCGTTATTATTCAACCGTCATCGTTAGAGTTTTTGGGCTTAAAGAAAAAAAATTATAGAAAGCTTATTGGAGAATTGAGGGAAGTTTTTGGTGGGGATGCCACTACTCCCCGAGAGATAGAGCTAGAGATAAAGAAGATAAAAGATAAGTTAGGATTTAGTAAAAAAGGAACTCGTATTTTCTTTGAGGACTTAGGAATAGACCACATTACCGCAGATGAGATACACAACTATAATCATGTTATTTCGGGAGTACCATCACAAAGAGACCCTGTAACCGGCAAGCGAGGTACAAACCCATATAGCAATCTAAAAGTTAGTCCAAGCGCAAGAGGTTTGAGGCTTTGGGTGCTTGCAAAATATATACATATGCTTACTGGCAACAAGAACGTGATAGGGCTCTCTGCTACTCCGTTTGCAAACAGCCCGCTAGAAATGTATTCGATCCCTTCCTTTACTGGCGCAGAGGAAATGAAGGAAATGGGTATAATGAACGTGCGGGATTTTGTAGATAACTTTATGGTGATGGAACAGGACTACGTTGTAAAGCCTAACTTGATGATAGAGAAAGGTATGGTAGTAAAACGGTATATCAATTTTGATGCGCTGCGGCAATTTCTAAGCCGAAATATAATAAAGATTGATGGGGACGAGGCGGGCGTAATCCGGCCAAACAGAATTGATAAAGATATAAAAGTTGAAAGTACACAAATACAATACGATATATCTGTAATGTTGTCGGGGAAATACAACTCGATAATGGCAGCATTGAAAAAGGTAAACCGGAGAAGCGAAGAGGGTAAGAGGCTATCGGGCGAATTATTGAAGGTCCAAAACGCTATGGTCCGAGGGTCCTTCTCCGAGTATGCTACCGAGTATTATGAGGGTGCTGCGCCTAACTACAAGACATTTGTGCAGAATACCCCAAAACTTTTTTTCATAGCACAAAATATAAAGGAGGTAGTAAAGAAAGAGCCGCGGGCCCGCTCGATTGTGTATATCGGACGAGTCAAACAAGACAAACTTAATATCAATTTTCACAATTTATTTAAGGAGTACCTCATAAAAGAGATTGGCTTAAAGTCCGAAGAAGTAGGGATTATCAATGGAAACACAACGGATCCGCAGAAGTTGAAAACCCAAGACGCATACAATGGTAAAAATAATGGCAAAATCAAAGTACTTATTGGGTCCGATGCTATTTTAGAAGGGTTGGATTTACAGAGATATACTACCGACATTTACGTTACTACTCCTTTTTGGAATTTCGTATCATTTATACAACTTGCCGGCCGAGGATGGCGACAAGGAAATATTTGGAAGAATATACGCATCTGGCGCATGATGGCAAAGAACACCGGAGACGTATTTGTAACTCAGAAGGTATCTCAGAAAGAAAGCCGAGACTTCCAAACCACACAAGCTCTTAAACGAGGAGAGCGCATAACTGAAACAGAGGGGGGCGAACTACCATTTGACGAAGTGTTGGAGTCTCTCCTAACCGACCCAGTTCAGATAGCACAAGTAAGGAGGCAGAAAGACGAAGGCGACTTACGTAGCGAGATTGCCCTGTTTGCGGTGCAATCAAATAGATTTGAGAAAATCTTAGAGGGTTCCGATAAAGCTATTATTGAAAGAGAGATTGAGGAAGCAGATACTCTTATCGCTTCTGTGTCAGAGGAAATCAAAGACCTAAAGGTTACACTTTCAACAGAAAGAAGTGCACTAGAGGTACAGCGCGGGGAGGCGCGGTTGTCGTCCCAGAAAGCGGAACTTAACAGGGCCCGGAATGCCAAAAAGTCGGGAGAAGAAGATATTACTGCGCTAGAGGCGTACATTAAGCGTGAGAAAGTTACACAAGAGAACCTAGACCAAATGAAAACTAGAAAAGAGGAGAAAGAGAAGCAACTGAAAGATATTGACGAAAAATTCAAAGATATAATGGTAAAAGCACAAGCAGAGAAGAAGGCGTATGTAGTTCCTGAAACAAATTTTGAGGCCCTACTCGAGGAAACAAGGGAGGAAAACAAAACATTTTTTGAGCTTCAAGAAAAACCTGTTACAGAAAAAAAGGTAAAAAGAGTTGTTAAAAGAAAAGAAACTGCGCCAGGAGGTACTGCAACAGTAGGACATTATGCTGATATAAAGGTAGAACTTGGCAGTATGGACACTGTACGGCCGTTAGAATTTCCTGAGTTAGTATATCTTTCAAAAATGCTTACCGGTGCATACCCACAAATAAGTACAAGATTTAGAAGAGCATTAGGAAGATTTTATGATATTGAACGCGGAAGAATAAAATTGTCTGCGCAACTTTTCAAAAAAGATAATCAGGTAGATTTAGCAAAAGTACTTGCTCATGAGATAGGCCATCTTATTGACTACATCCCTCATAAAATTCTTACTAGAGGCAATCTACTTGGAAGGCTTTTCAGCTTGCGAAAATTTATGAAAGGTACATTTGGAAAAGTAGAAATAAAGAATAAGACAGTAAGAGAAGAATTAAAAGCGGTGAGTGAATTCTGGAGGCCATATGATAAGGATAACGCAACGCAAGCATTTTTAAATTATAGGAATAGCTCAAAAGAATTATATGCAGATGCTGTTTCTCTATTATTCAATAGCCCGGGAACCTTAGAACGTATGGCTCCTACTTTCTATAATACATTCTTGGAACAACTTGATGCTAAGCCTGAAGTAAAAACCCAGTTCTTGGAACTACAAGAATTACTTAGTAAAGATGAGTCTGAATTACTTGCGATTCGCAGCGCACGCCACCAAAAAGGATTTGTAGGAGGAGATTATGCTGCAAAAGAATTGGTTGAACAAGGGAAAGAACTAAAAAAACTTTCTTTGGCGAATTATTGGGAGCACTTCTTAATAGCGGTTAAGAGCCAGAATCAAGGAATATATAATAGGGTAAATAAGATGGAGAAAAATGGACAGCATATTAATGATGATGAAAATCCAAAATATTTACTTGCCGGGAAAAATTATTTATCAGGTAGAATTAAAGGATTATTTATGGAGCACGTACAGCCGATTAGGGAAGAACTACAGGAATATGGAATTGATTGGCACAGTTTTGGAGAGTTTCTTCTTTACGAACGTGTTCTTCTCGGAGATCGCAGCGAGTTTGCAAACCCCCAGGGTGTAACACCGGCTACTGCAAAAAAAGGTATTAAGTATCTACGCGAATCATTAGGAGATGAAAACTTTAAAATATTATCAAAAAATGCAGACTTCTTACGCGAATTTCTTAGAACAATAGCTACTGAAGCTTATGAGCAAGGATTATATTCCAAAGAATTCTTTGATCAAATGCAAGAAAATCCAAAATATGTACCCTTTCAAGTGGTAGAACATATGGAAAGAACTCTAGAATGGCAAGTAAAGCCACAAGTGGGTACTCTTAAAGATATTACTAATCCGGCAAATGCTCTTTTACTTAAAGTAGTTTCTACTGTACGCGCTATAGAAATGCAAAAAGTTAAGATAGCAACATACTCTATGTTAGAAAAAGGCTATCCTGATGAGATAAAGGAAGCCGATTATAAATGGAGTGGGCGTTATCGAACACCTATACAATCGAAAGATAAAAAATTTTTACTATCAACTTATTATGAAAAAGGCCAGTTTAAAGGTAAATACATAGACCCAGTTATTGCGAATTCTTTAGACAACAATTCTATTGCGCGAAATAAAGCAGTAATGATTCCAATGAGTCCCTTTAGTTGGGCAAACCGAAAGATTTTCCGCAAAATATTTATTGTTTATAATCCAGGGTTTATAGCCTTCAATGGAATTCGTGATTTCTTACGATTTTGGAAAAATGTACCTCATCTTACATTTCCTAGAGCATTAAGTATGTATGCAAAAGCATTTAGACCCGCTAGACGCAGAGCATTTGGATTTAAGAAAACCCTTAAAGAAGCATCCGAAAAAGAACTGGAAGCATTGCAAGTTATACAAGAAATGTATCAGCAACAAATATTATCTGTAACGTGGAATGATATAATGAGTAATGAAATAGCCGAAGATGCACAAATTCAATCTATTTTGATTGAAGCAGGTATGGGAGAAAAATATGATAGTAAAGGATGGCCGATAGTAGGTCCAATATTACGACCATTCCGCGCAATTTTCAATTTTATTCAGGAAACAGGAGATATGATAGAAACTTTACCGAAAGTTGCCGGATTCTTTGAACTTGAAGGTAAAATGGAACCGAATGAAATGCGTAATTTTATAAGAAAGAACATCGGATCTCCGGACTTTCTTGACCGAGGATATTTAACTGCTATAACAAATGAACTATTTCTTTTCTCAAACTCTTTTGTTCAGGGAATATCAGCAGATATTGGAATAGCCACAAACCCTAAAACAAGAAGCGGTTTTTGGTGGAAAACAGCAGAATCGGTTATGGTTCCTAAGATGATAATGCTTGCAGCTGTTATGGGAGCATTTGGAGATGCCGTAAGGAAATGCTACGAAGACGTGAGCGAATATGATATGACGAACTATATGATAATATGTCTAGGTAGAGATTCTAAGTCAGGAAAGAGTATATATCTAAGAGTCCCAACGGATGAATTCGGAAGACTTATCGGTGGACTTCAATGGAAAGCGATGAATTCGTCTAGAAACGAAAAAGGTTTATACAAAGATATAGGAGAAATGGCGGCATTATTCGGCGGACAAGTTCCACAACTTATGCCAGCTATACCGGCAGTTTTAGATACAAAAGCTATGCTAGAGGGAAGAAATCCCTATGATTCTTTTCGGGGAAGATTGGTTCTTACACAGAAAGAACTGGATGCAGGAGGACTTGACGCATGGAAACCGTTTATGATGTATCAGTTTCAGCAGTTGGGAGGAAATGTATTTGTGAAATTCTACGCAGGAGAAAGTCCGCCTAGGAAAAAAACTATGGGCGAAAAGTTCATTTCTGTTCCATTAATAGGTCCTATTATGGGACGCTTTATAAGAATATCCGATTACGGAAGATTAGAAAAAGCTCGGGAAACTCTAGGTCCTGTTAAACGAGAAAGAGCCAGGGAAGTATTATCTCAAAATAGACTTATAAATGACCATATAAAGAAGTATCAAGAAGGAGAAACAGATACGCAGAAATTAAAAATGGACCTCATTGAAGAGATATTCGGATCGATTGTCCCGGCAAGTAGTGAAGAGCGCGATGAAATGGGACGCGTTAAAAAGAAATTTGATGTATCGCTTCAGCGCGGAGGTGCGGACCCTGCTATAAATTCAGTTATATCAGCGCGCACGAACGAAGAAAAACTCGTATTGCTTAATGTGTGGAAGAAGAAAATGAGCGCTGAAGAATTTGATGCGTTCGGAAGAGTACTCACAAAAAATAAAATCATTACCCCTATACTATTTTACAAAACGGAATGAAAAGAGAGCAGAAAACATTTGACAGGGCTTTATTTACTTGCTTGGATGTGGGAAAATATACGATAGGAGCAATCTTTTGGATTATCCTTTTTCTAAATATATTTTTTGGTTACCCGGACCGAATGTAAGCATAGGGCTATGAATAGCGTACAATCATTTCAATTACTTATACGCGCAGGAATTATCTGTGTAGCAATAGCTATTGTTGTAGCTCTTGTAATAATAGTACAAACAACTCTCGATACTACGGGCCATCATATGTCGGAATACGGCGCAGCGCTCCGGGAGCAAACTATTGAAATAAGAAAGAGCAACGATATTATGGAAGAGATAGTAAAACAAAATTCGGAGATAATACAGAAACATAATTTTCTGCTTAATTATTTAGTACGATAAAAACAATGACAACAGGACAATTAATAAAAGACCCCTCGGGAAATGGAAGAGTATGGTTTGTCAGGAGAGGTTATAAATGTAATGTTACTGATTCTGGATTATTGAGTATGGTATGGAGTCGGGATGAAGTAAATACAATGAGTAAAAAGAAGTTTGATACTCTTATATTGGGAAAACCAATAGGATTCGTAAAGTCGAAGAGTATCATAAGAAGAATTAAGTCAGTATTCAAAAATAAAATGGAAGGTTCAGGAAAGTATAAACTAGATAAAAAGGACGGAGTTAAGATAGCCAAAGGCGCCGGAATTGCACTAGGCGGAGCTTTGATAGCTTATTTGTTAGCTATACTGCCCCAGATAGATTTAGGTACTTCTACCCCTATTGTTGTAGCTATCGCGAGCATTCTTTTGAATGCCGCGCGTAAATGGATAAAGAGTAACAGTATAGAAATAAAAGATTCGGATATTTCCTAGAAACAACCGGATAACAAAAAACCCGCGCTTCCTCCGCGCGGGTTTTTTGTGATTAGGGGACCCCAAGGGGAATCGAACCCCCTTATATTGGCTACTAGAGCCAATAGTTGACAGGGTATGGGCACTTTATGCGATAATATATATATAAAGGTCGCAGAAATTAATCACAAGTAATACTTTGAGAAAAGAAATAATAAGTAATTTAGTATCGGCCATTACGTTTGTATGCCTCCTAGTAGTCATATTTGCGATATGGATTGCGATACAATAAGTATGGCATTTGAACTTAGAAAGGCAGACAGGAAAAAAGCGAGGTTGCGCATAGGACTTGCCGGTCCCTCGGGATCGGGTAAAACATACTCCGCGCTCCTTATGGCATCAGGTATAGCCCCTTGGGATAAGATTGCCTTGATTGATACGGAGAATCATTCAGGGGACCTCTACGCACATTTGGGAGCATACAATGTCATTGAGCTTGACCCACCATTTGAGCCAGAGAAGTATGTCGAGGCTATACGTTCGGCGGAGGCGGCAAATATGGAAGTGATTATTGTGGACTCCGTAACACACGTTTGGGAGGGAGAGGGAGGAACTCTTGAAATTGTGGACCGAATGGGAGGAAAATTTCAGGATTGGGGAAAGGCAACGCCACGCTATCGGAAATTCATTAATGCAATTCTGCAGAATAGGGCCCATATGATTTGCGCTATGCGTTCAAAACAGGATTATGCGATGGAATCCGGCGCGGACGGAAAGATAAGAGTAGAGAAACTAGGGCTGAAACCAGTAATAAGAGAGGGCTTTGAGTACGAAATGACAATCGCGTTCGACATAGATATACACCACCTCGCAAGCACAGGCAAAGACAGAACAAGCCTGTTTATGGATAAGGCGGAATTTATAATAACGGAGGAAACAGGAAAAGCATTAAGGAGTTGGGCAGACGAGGGAATCGATGAACACGAAGAGAAGTTTAAGGAGTTGAAAGCTATGCTGAAACAGGTTGGCAGGTCCCTAAAGTTTTTGGAGGAGCAGATTGGAAAATCAGCGCAGGAGCTGACTATTTCTGAAATGAGTGCCTACATTGGACAAATGTCGGAAACGCTACGCTCTAAGCACATAGAGGACCATAAGAACGACTCTATACCTGTTGTTGAATCAGATCCTCTACCCAATGTAAGAACTCCGCTCAAAGTCGCACGCTTCAAAAAAGCAGAGCCAAGAGTAAAAGTTCCAGGGAATTAGATAAGAATTAATCGAACAAATATGTTAAGAGGCAAAATGACTAAAGAAGATAAAAGTTTCTATGAAAGTTTCGTAGAAACTGTAAAAGAATCTGCGCTGCGGAACTCGAATACATTCGAGGACGAAGTTTGCGAGTGTGAAAGCGAACACCCTGGGGATAGAGTACACGATTGTACGTGCGAATGCCACGAACAGGATAAGCTAATTGACCGCGCAGGTATGCTAGATTGGGAAAGTTGGATTTACAAAGATATACCACCGACATTATGAACTGGGATAATCTAAAAACCTATAAATGCCCGAAATGTGGAAAATCTCTGGATGTACGTGTGGGAGGGGATATATTCTTTTGTGAAGCAGGGAAATTAGGACACTTTTCTATCAGTATCGATAAGCTCAATAGTTTAATAGAGCGTATGAATCAAAATCATTACCGGAAATCGCACTGATAGTTGGCTCTCGATTCGGCTACTCAATTACCATTATCGCGAGAGCGTAATGGGTAGCCGAAATGGAGAGCTGAAGATATAATAATAATTAGCTTAGTAAATATGAAAGACAATAAACTAAAAATTGTGGACGGCTCGGGAGATAAAAAATACTTCTCTCAACTGCCGCACTATATTCTCAATCACTCTACGGCTATCGACCAATCTCTCTACTGGCAAATGAAAAGATATTCCGGGGAAAACGGCACGTGCTTTGCTACACAAGAAACCGTAATGAAGAAAATGGGCATCGGACGAAAGGCTTATAATAAATCCTTGAAGTATCTTTTGGATAAGGGTTGGATAAAATTTATGGGAATGAGCGCAGGAAAAACAAGACCAATAAATACATATTCTATTACGGACATTTGGAAACTTAATATATTGAATTATGAGAAGATTGAGAATCTAACCTTGAAGATACCGACCAAAAGAGCAGTATCTTCTAAAAAGATACAGGCTGAAAGAACACGAGATACAGGCCAGAAGAACAGTAAGATACAGGCTGAAAGACATAGTATAAGAAGAACACTTAAAGAAGAACATATTAAGAAGAAACAGCGCGTTCGCGCTGTGGAAAATATCTTCGCAGAACCAATACATAAAATCTTCGATATATTCTACCAGAACTTAAATCCTACAATCTCTTGGGGAAACAAAACTTCCCGGAAAGCAGCGCAAGAACTTATAGATAAACTAGGGGAAGAAAAAGCAATCCGATCAGCTGAATATGCGGTATCGGTACAAGGGAAAAAGTACGCACCAACAATAACTACGCCTTATCAATTAAAAGAGAAGTTGGCAGAACTTGTTATTTACTACAAGAAAGAAAATGGAAGTTCGGCTATGAAAGGAATAAAAATAAGATGAATAAAGCACTAAGTACAAAGAACTACGTTCTTGTTTTATCGGACCGCTCTAAGTTCTTTCTCAATAAAGAGGAAGCGGAGTTGGTAAAGGAGGCGATTCGTAACGATGTGAAATATATTGAGATTGGCGAAAGTATTGTTATGACCTTTTCTATTTCCCGGCTTGTAACAGGAGCGGAATATGAAGAGGTAGAGAGGGTAAAGCGAGGCGAATGGAAGTGTAAGTATAACGAGTGGCACGAAAGGAACCAAGAATGTGGGCATATGCTACAATAAAATAAGGATAAGTGTTTTCGGCTAGGGATTTTATGTGGCTATTTGATCTCGAGATAAGGTTATGGTGATGCCCATACTTATTTTGAGAGGAGTGTGGAGAGCCCTAGCGGGTTTCTCATATTTCCCAAATTACTCTTCACGCCCCTAGCCGAGAGCACTTAAACAACGGAGGAAGTATAATGGGTAAATGCTGTTTGTTTTGTGGGCTACACGTTCTTTATTTTTTTGAGCTCGACAGGGTAGCACCAAAGGAGTCAACTACAGTAGGTATGTGTATTTCTTGTATGGCAGTATTGAGGGACCTTATAAAGAAATGGCGCGGACAACACGTGGATGAAAATTGGGGAGTAGGGTGGGCCCCTGAATAAGTTATTCCTTTCTTTATTCGAGATTCTTAAAAGGAGGTGGCGATATGAAGACGAAGATAGCCGTTATTGCTGTGGTAGCATCGGCTTTGAGCGTAGTTCTTGTTTTCGGCAAGAAAAAGTTGCGCGCGAAAGTCGAGATAGTTGATGAAACACAGTGTTGCTCTAGCGATGACTAGAGAAAAGATACGCCCGGGACGAGCGTTTAATCGTCCCACCTTTAATCTAATGATACTAATCAATTCGAAAAAGATATGCGAGTACTGCTATGTTCTTTTACGCGTACATCCTAGATGTACGTCTTGTGAAGTACTTATGCACGAAAAAAACGAGAACTATGAATGTGCAGCGAAAAAAATGAAAACTAAAATGACGCTTGGATGTGGCAGGCAACATACTCTCGTAGGAGCTCGGGGATTATGCGCCGAATGCATCGAGGCGGAAAAAAGAAATGGAATTATCTTTCGAAATCCCCGGCAATCAAGAAAACCCAAAAGGCAATCCGTTGGCATACACAAGAGTAACAGTTCGAGGATTATGGCTCCCAAGAGCAGTAAAGTACGCCAACTGGAAAGAGTACGTTAGAGGTTGTTATATCAACTCGCTAGAAAAGGTAGAGAAACAGTTTGCGGCGGACTTGCTAGTACAGCAAGGTAAGCCGATAAAACTAGCGAAAGGGGAGGAGGCGTTTATGAGTTTATATATTTCGTGGGCAGACGGGAGACACGCGGATCCCGATAATGTTTTCAAGGGAGTATGCGATTCGCTGTTTGTGGATGATAAGAATGTATATGGCTCTTTCGTACACGCGGTAGAGCAACAAGATAAAATTGCCGGTATTTATGGTACTATTAAAATATACCAATGCAATCACGCGGACCCCAAAAAATAAGGTGTAAAGAATTTGATTGCGATAGTGATTTTGCGTTTGGCGAAAGAGAACAGGACTTCTTTCATAAGCAAGGGCTAGATAATCCAAAGCGTTGTAAACCTTGCCGACAGAAGAAGCGCGAAAGAAACGAAGAGAAAGAAAGAGAGGAAGAGAGTTACGATAACATTTAAAACATTTGGAGGGGAGGATGGAGAAATCCAAGTAAAAGTCGAACTGACCTTTTCTTAATCCTCCTCTAGGATTATTTTATAATGGTACAATAGAATATGGATGTAATTTATTGTGAACTGACAATCTATAAAGATACAGGAGAGGATGTGGATGCGTCATATAAGAAAACATTTATCAATGAAGTTGTAAAGATTGTTAAAGCGAACGCGCTGGATGTGCGGATGAACGTGTGGGTAGGGAAAGAAGAGGTAAAGAAATAGAATTATTAAGATAGTTATTTAATGGGGCAAGACCAAGAAGTTCTTGAGACAATCATCAAAGCGATCGTATATCATCCAGAAGAGGTTAAAACGATTAGGAGCGTGGATGATATGGGAGTACTTTTACGCTTATGGGTAGCAAAAAAGGATATGGGATTGGTACTGGGTCAGCGAGGAGTCCACGCCAGTTCAATCAAGTTGATATTGAAATTAGTAGGCTTTCAGAACGGCGCACGTGTTTCCGTAAAGATTGAAGAACCTTACCAAAAAATACCAGATAGCAGTGATTCGCAATAAAACAACGCTCCACAATGAGATATAAGGGAGGTAGGGATGAGAGTCGATATAAACTACCTTTAAGATAGGAATTAGTTTGAGAGAGTGATAATAACCTTTAGAGGAGCCTCCGCGAGTGTGTGGGAGACCCCTGCTAAAAGTAGTTATTCTACTTCTGCTCCTCCTCTCTCCTTATCTGCGTCATATCCGAGGAGCCACCTGAAATCGTGTATGAAGTCATCAAACGAGGGGAGGTATTTAGGATAGTTGAAATTCAAGTCTTCATCCCACACATCATATAATTTCCACATTGCAGTTATAACCTTTCTATGTTCCTCTACCATTGGATTGATTGGTAGAATATGCTCGCAGGTGCAGTTCTGACAATGTGAGCGTCCCATAATAGGACCGAGAAGTGTATTAGCCGTATCTTCTGGATTTATCTTGAGCGCTGTTTCTTCATCCTGATTTTCAGGTGAAAGAGTTCTATTGTAGGATTTAAGTATGGATTGTAAGTTTGCCATATTATTACTTGTTTTTGAATATTAATTGAGAGATTCTAAACCATTTTGTAGCCCAGATAAATGTAATGCGGTAGAGCCAAGAAGTATCGGACTTTTTATAGACGTTTCTATCCAATTCCCTGCCACAGCATATCTTTCCGCCACGTTCAGTTATTTTACAAACTACTGCGTTTAGAAAATCATCCCTATACACAGTTTCATCCTGATTCTCATTAAATATCTTCTGCGCGTCTGTACCCTCTACTATGTAAGCAATGTTATCTGCTATGCCTAGTGCTTGGTCCGTTGTGGCTGACTTGTAGTAAAACTCTAAAGTTGCTTTGTATCGTTTCATATTTTTATCTTGTTAGTTTATAATTTACTACTCGTGGAGGAGGAGCAATACCCCTCCTCAAAACCTTGCGATTATCTAAACTCCTAATTTCTTGACATACTCATCCTGATTCTCAGTGATATTAGCGCGACAGTAGATGCGCTCTTCATTGTGCTGACTATGACAAGAGTGCGCACAATTTCCGCTGTAGCATAAATCACAACCAGAATATCTTTCCGCATTTTCATTTTCGGCACTGGGACATTGACAATCAAAGCACTCGCCACCGCAATCAGTAATATCCTTGCCTTCGCAAGCGCTACAATCGGAGCAGAGTATCGTATGTTCTCCCTCGGCACACGCTTTAGAATTATGACTTCCGAGTCTAGCAGTTACTAATCTTTCGCCACCCTCCCACGCCAGTATCATACGAAACTCTTTTCCAATATAGCCATCAAACATTTCAGGTTTAATATCATTTAGATATTTATCATCACCGCTATCCAAATACAATTCCCAGTTTTCTAGTGAAGTTACAGATACTTCAATGTCGCACGCCGCACAATGTTTCGAAAATGCTTTTGTATATTTTATCGGAACATCGTGTGGGCAGTTGCGGACCAATTTAGTTTTAGAAATCTGACACATATTATTTTACTTGTTTAATTCTAGCGACCTTTATGATATTACAAATAATTTAACACAATTATGAAAAAAGATATACGCCAAGTTATCCACAAGAAGAAACTCACTCCAAAAGAAGAGTTGTTTTGCAGATATTTCGCAAACAATAGAGATTGTTTTGGCAACGGAACGCTCGCATATCTAAAAGCATTTAACACCAAACAGAATCCGGTAAAATATGAAAGTGCTAAAGCGAACGCGGCCCGCCTGCTCACAAACGATAACTTGCTGAAACGCTGTCGTGAATTACTTGATATAAGGTACTCCGAAGAAGTGATTGATAAAGAACTCGGAGCAGTTGCTCTTCAATGGGCTGATATGTCCGCCAAAGTCGGAGCCATAAGAGAGTTCAATAGAGTAAAAGGAAGAATAGAAATAAGAAAGAAAATAACTTATGACCCAAAAGACACCCTCACAGACGAAGAGATTGAAAATGCGGAGGAGTCAATTAGAAGAAGAGAAAAGGCTCTTGCAGAAAAAGAAGGAGAGATCGCGGATAAGGAATAAGGCAGTTAAAGAATTACTGAATCCGCAATCTTTCTATGTCCCTAATGGGAAGATTTCAGAGTTCATTGAAATGGTAGGAAAGGACCGTACATTTATCTCTTTGCTTACTGCCGCAAATGGAGTTGGTAAAACTGCCGCAGGAAGTGCAATGTTAGCGCATATCCTTTTTGGTAATCGCCCGGGCGGAAACGATTGGTTTAACTACCCCATATTCAATAACTTTCCGTATGAGAAAATGGGCCGCGTAGTATCGGATCCAACTACAATACAAGAGGTAATGATACCAGAACTCAAGAAATGGTTCCCACGTGGCAGGTACACAACGGCTAAGTCAGGGAAGAACTATGAATATAACTGGGAAACAGATACAGGATTCAAGTTTGAGTTGATGACATATGAGCAGGACCCTAAAGAGTTCGAGAGTGCTACTCTAGGATTCGCTTGGTTTGATGAACCTCCACCGCTTGCAATCTTCAAGGCAACAGTGGCTCGTATGAGAATGGGAGGACTAATCTTTATCACAGCAACGCCGCTTACTGGTAGTGCGTGGATGTATGACCATATATTGAATTATAGGGGAGAGAATACGGACCAACGAGATTACATACAGGCAGATGTGGAAGCGAACTGCAAGGATCACGGTATAAGAGGCATACTGAATCACAAAGACATTATGCGGATGGTAGAAGAGTACGATGACGAGGATAAGCAGGCGCGTATCTATGGGAAGTTCCAACACCTTACAGGTATGGTCTTCAAGAACTTCGAACCTAAGGTCCACGTGATAAGTCCTTTTAATATCACTCATAGAGATTACTGCGTGATTGAAGCATTAGATCCTCATCCACGTAATCCTGATGCTGTACTATGGCTTGCAGTTGATAGGATGGGTACCTTCTTCGTTGTCGATGAATTGTATGGCACGTTCAAAACACCAGAACTTGCTAGGAGGATACATAACAAGGCAGATAGATTCCGCATTGAGGGGCGTTGGGCGGACCCTGCGGCGTTCGTGGAAGATAAACACCAGATAGACCCCTCACGTCAGATGTTAGCAGGACAACTAAGGGAACTGGGACTAGACTATATGAAAGCCACAAAAGACCGCCAGAGAGCCGACAGGCGCGTTAAGGATGCTTTTGATTACGAGGTTAGAGGTAAAGACATTGTAGTAGCACCTGAACTCTATATCTTCGATACCTGTAAGAGAACCATATGGGAGATAGAACACTACCAATGGGATGATTGGAGAGGTAAAGCGGCAGAGAGAAAGAGTCCCAAGGAGAAGCCAATGGATAAGGATGACCATATGATAGAATGTCTAGGAAGATTACTCATACAAGAACCTGTGTACATACCTCCACCAAACATACAAGGAGCATCTTATGGTATAAAGGAAGCAAGGTCATTTGATCCATATGATTAATGCTTGACAAAGTTTTTCAAAATGAGAAAATATAAAGAGGCTCTATGAAAATAGAAACAATAGGGAAAAAATTTGAATACGAAGGGGCTCAATATTATATTAGAAAAATAGATACTTTGTTTGAATATCTGGTATTATATAAGGGAGAATTGTTTACCGGATATTTTAATATAAAACCTAAGTGGTGGAGAAGAATGTTTTTAGATAACCCATACACAGATAAGGAGGAGAAAGCAGCACTGGCCTATACTGTAGCTGCTGCTCATACAACGATAGAAACAATAATAAAAAAATAAACATGAGGAAAGTAAAATCTATAAACGAAGATACAGAGATTGGACCTATTAGTCTTGAGCCGGTATATCCTATGATTTCTTTTAGAGAAGTTGATCTACCTGAAATAAAAGATTGGAAGGTAGGTGGAGAATATGAAATTATTATTAAGACAAAACAAAAATCTATACACGAAGTAAGTGGTGGAGAACTAGAAGCGCATTTTGAAATCATAGAAGTCGGTATAATATAATGCACAAGAAAAAAAGAAAACCATATTAAGAGAAATAAAAAATATAAGAAAATTATAAAAAGTGGCAATAAATAACGAAGTAAAAAATACTGAGGTAATGACAGAAGAAGAGATAAAGAATACAGAAGAATCTAAAAATATTATAGACGAGGCTCCTATAAGTGAAGATGAGCAAGCAAAACTAATAGAGCAGATAGATAAAGAATTTACTCTTTCTTTTGACCACGTACAAGAGAAGAGAAAGGAATCTCTTAAACGACTTAAACTTTATAACAATCAGAAGCGAGATCCCGACAAAGTGGGGGACTCGCTTTTATTTAGTGTTTTTCAAACTGTACTTGCTGCATTATATGACGATAAACTTTCAGTTGAGTTCGGAGGTAAAGAAGAAGGTGATGATGATATAGCAGAAAACTTGACCGGTATGGCACAACACGATTATGAACTAATGCAGAAAGATGAAGCTGACTATGAGTGGATATGGGACACTCTCTTCTTTGGTAGAGGACTTATAATGCTAAATGAATTTGATAGAAAGAATATGGTCCCGGTATCAGAGATAATAGACCCAATGACATTTATTCGCGACCCAAGAGCGAAATCAATCAACGGCAATCAAAAGGGATATGGTTCTGCTAGATTCTTCGGTAGAGAGATTGAGTTAAGTAAATGGGAAATGAAGAATCATCCCAAATACTTTAATATAGCTAAACTCAAAAAGGATAAAGACCTAAAGAATATGACGGATCAAGCAAAGCAAGCCCGGAGAGAAGCACAGGGGCAGAATCACACAAGAGAAGCTGAGGAAATGTTAGGAATGAACTATGCTTATAATCTAGTGGAGTGGTTCACAACTATAAGAGGAAAGAAGTATATTGTAACTCTTGCTAATAATAGACAGATTATTGTTAGATACCAACGCTTGGATAGTGAAGTATGGCCTGTAATAGATCGTACTATATTCCCTATGTCTCACGATTGGGATGGAGTATCAATCCCCGACCTTATAGAAGATAAACAAAGAGCCCGGGCAGTTATGGTTAATCTAGGGTTTGATTCAGCAAAGGCGGACCTTTACCCGATGTATATTTTCGATAAAAGGAAGATAACAAATCCTAAAGATTTAGATTTCCAGTTTAATAAATTCATACCTGTTGCAGGGGACCCAACAAAAGCAGCAGTACCTCTTCAAAAATCCTTATTTCATCAGCAAGTCAACTTAATACTTAATATATTAGATGTCGGCGCACAGAAAGCCGTAGCTGCTCCTGAGATAGCTCAGGGCGTACAACCTAGACAAAGTAGAACATTAGGTGAAACCCAGTTAATATCAGCCAGTAAAGATGTAAGGCATTCATTAGCGGCACGTATATTCGGTTGGAGTGAGAAACGATATTGGAGACAATGGTATTGGCTTTATAAAAAATACTTCAAAGAAGAGATAGACGAGAAGATTCTTAGACTCCAGGGTCCTCTTTCAGCTATTCAAAGAAAACTAACAAAAGATAATTTTATATCTAGAATAGACCCTGATATATATGTAGAGTCTTCTACAAACGCAGCGCAAAGAAGAGAGAAAGAGTTTCAGGAGTTGTCCACATTTGCTCAGATTGTTATTCAGGACCCACAAACAAATAGAAGATATGTTTTCAGGAAACTAGGTAAGGTTTTACAGAGAACACATCAAGAATTAATGATGATGTTTCCACCGACTATTGACGAACTAAGGTCTGAAGATGAAAATCAACAACTAAACGATAATAAACTTCCAAAGATAAATGCTCTTGATGATGACTTAATTCATATGGAGATACATAATAAAGCAGCAGATACTCCATCTAAACTTGCTCATATAGAAACTCATAAAAAAATGATGATGTTTAAGAAAATGAATCCCGGATTGTTCCCTTCTCCCGAAGCAATTCCTGAATTTAAACCTGTTGGTTCTAAAGCCCGCGCTCAGGAAACAGGTAAGAAACAATCCGCAGGAAGATCACCGCAACAATTACTTCCGGCAGCTTGACACAAATTTCGTAAACTATGGTAAAATATAAGTAGAGATATGATGGACCAAGAAGAAAACAAAAAAGAAAGCGTTATTGAAGCACTTAAAATATTAAAAGAAGGTATGGGTTGGAAATTTCTGGTAAATAAACTTCAAGAAAGTGTTGGTATTGCAGAGAAAAAATTACATGGTGAGTTCGATTTAAATGATGAAGAGAATATAGAAATGATACAAAGAGAAAGACGCGCGTTAGTACGCTTTATGGAAATGCCAGAAGAACTAATAGCAGATTTAGGAGATAAACCCGAATTTCCTCCAACATTCGATCCTTACGAATAAAAAAAGATAGAATAGTCTTCAGAATTGCCGGGGGTAAAACCCTTGTCTGTATTTGCAGATAATATTTTGCCTCTTATATTGGAGGCTTTTATTTTCCGGCTCTTTGGTCGAGGGCCGCGTATAAAGTCCACCGCCAAGTATCGTTTCGCCATACGAGATTATGAGCGGTGTGTAAAATTATGGCAGACCCCGAAAAAATACCTACCGAGGAAGATATAGAGGAAGAAAGAAAAAACCTCGAAGGAGGTTCGGGAGGGGAACCCGAAAATCCGGAGCCTCAACCAGAAACGGATGAGCCACCGGTGAGAAAAAGCGCTCAGGAATATATCCAAGAGCGGAGAGGAAAAAGAGAAAAAAAGGAAGAGGAGCAAAAATTCGGAGATGAAGATGATGATGATTATTCAGAATATAAAAATAACGAATTTTCTCCTGAAGGTAACGATGATATACAGACGGAAGTTCAGAGAGGGATGAAACCTGTGCTTGATAAGATTCGTACTCAGACGGATGATCAAGAATTGAATAAAGTATTCTCTGATTATCCGGGAGCAAAAGAAATGGAAAGTACGATAAGGAAATATATGGAGCATCCTGTATATCAAGCGGTGTCAGTTGAGTTCATTTACTTAGGATTGGCTGCTAAGAAAGAGGAACTCAAAGAAAAGAAGGCTCAAGCTGATGAAGAAGCAGCAGGAAGTTCTATGGGTGGACATTCAAGAAGACCTATGGAATCAGGAGATTTTCCCGATGTTTCTAAAATGTCAGATAAGCAGATTGACGAATTAGCCTTCAAAGCGAAAACAGGCCAGATATAGTATTTATAAATTAATTTAGTAATAAACATGGCGAACACTACTTTAAGTCAAGTAACAGCTGCCATTAACTTTTTCTACGACAGACGATTGTTAATGAAGGCTGTACCCCTTTTCGTTCATACGAGATGGGCGCAGGTACGTGATATTCCCCGGAATAACACACTTGCAATTAAGTTTAGGCGCTATACTCTTCTTACTGCAGCTACAACTGCATTGAGTGAGGGTACAACTCCTTCAGGTTCACAGTTGTCAATCACAGACGTAACGGCAACTGTAGCTGAATATGGTGATTTTGTAACTCTAACAGACCTTTTGGTCCTTACAACTCTTGACCCGGTTCTTACAGAAACTGCAGAACTTTTGGGTGTTCAAGCAGGTGATACTCTGGATCAACTAACTAGGGATGTTATTGTTGCAGGTACTACTGTTCAGTATGCTTCAACCGCTACAGCTAGAACTGGTGTAACTTCTGTAATGTTAATCACAAAAGCAGAAGTTGAAGAGGCAGTACGAACATTAAAGACTAACAATGCAAAAAAGATTACCTCACAGATTGACGCAGGTACAGGATTCAATACGGACCCTGTTCCAGCTTGCTATGTCGCTATTGTCCATCCTCGAACAACCTTTGACCTAAAAAGTGTCTCAGGGTTTGTCCGCGTTGAGGAATACGGACAGAAAACTGCTATGGAAGGGGAGATAGGAGCTCTTGATGAAGTTCGATTCATTGAAACGACAAACGCAAAGGTATTCACAGCCGGAGGATCGGGAGGTATTGATGTATATGGCACAATGATTATAGGAGCAGAAGCTTACGGTATAACTCGAATTTCAGGAAACGCTATGAGGAACATCATTAAGCCTCTTGGTTCAGCAGGTAGCGCAGACCCATTGGATCAGCGACAAACATCAGGTTGGAAAGCAACATTTGTTGCAAAGATTCTGAATGAAAACTTTATGCTTAGGTTGGAGCACGCTGCATCCTAATACAATTAAAGAATAGTTATTATGTCTAATGTAAACCTAAAGAGGAAGAATACGACCCAACTCCGCAGAGTAGCTGAAAAAGAGGGTATAGTAGGGTGGGATAGTCTTGAAAGGTCTGAACTTGTTACAAAATTACAAAAAAAGTTCATATCTAAAGAGAGGAAGGCCGTAAAGAAACCTGCTAAAAAAGAAGAAGAGCAGTTACCGGGGACAGAAGAGTCTCTGGTAAAAGAAGAAAAGGGATCCGAAGATAAAGGAGTTAATAAGTTTACAGTTATAGGATTGGGAGTAGAAGAAGGTCATATACCGATAGGAAGCAAAGAAGAGATTATGAAAAAATGTTTAGAAGCTCAAACAAAGGTTAGACTTATTATTCCGCTTGAACAGGGAGAAAGCTACGGAGCTACTCATCCTGTTATTATCAACGGATATAGACTAAATATTAAAAAAGGTATGTATGTAGATGTACCTGAACAAGTAGCTGAGATGATTGAGGAATCTCAACGCCAAACGCAGAGAGCCATTGATAATGTCCTAAAACTTGGGACAAAACAAGGAACTCATCCTGAGCTTGGTATTTAAGTATTACTTGTATTTACCATTAAAAAAACCTCTAAACACTAATGGCTATAACAGAAACAATCAACAGCCCTCTAAATGTGTCGAGAATGGTTACAATAAGCCATATAGACACAGGAACAGTTGCAGCGCGAGCGTTTGATATTGGTTTTAAGCCAAGATACGTTCTCGTTATAAACGAAACTAGCCGGGACGGATATGAATTTGTAGAAGGTATGGCAGACGCAGAAGCATTGAAAACAGTAGCAGCAGGAACTCGTACCTTTATTACATCTAATGGTATCACTCCTTCAACGCTAGGATTTACCCTAGGACTAGATACGGATGTTTATGTAACTTCAGAGCAATTAAGCATTGTATGCTTTGGCTAGATTAAAAATGCTTTCGCATTTTTCCTCAACTCCTTTACAGGAGTTGAGATAAGAATGTGAGATTTGAACAGTATAATTAACCTGTTTTTTGTAAACAAATAAGGAATGTGAGGGGATATTTCCACAATCATTATTTGTTTAACAAAGAATTAAAATAATGGCTTTTATAAGCGGAGTCTCTAATGGTACTGCTTTAGCTAATGCTCAAGTTTCGGTTGATACTTCGGCAACTGAAATAGTTGCGGCCAGCCCGGGTCGAGCTGGTGTAATTTTAACTAATCAGGGATCAACAGATGCCTTTATTGGTACGGCTACTGTTACAACTTCAAATGGATTTAAGTTAGCAGCAGATGAATCTATAGGAATTCCTACTGATTCTGTAATCCAAGCGATTGTAGCAAGTGGCTCTACTACTATAGGTTATTTGACCCTAGCATAATATGGGAATAAATATACCGGGAAAATCACACGCACCGGGGGGAGGCGCCACATTTACTGGCGGTACAGTTGCAAACGCTACAACTTTCTCTAGTTTAGTTACCCTTGGCGCAGGACTTGATGCCGGTGATGGAAACATTACCAACGTGGGAGGTATCGCATTAGATACTATAACTTCTGACGCTGGTGCTTCTATCACCATAAGTCCAGCAACAGATAATTCTACTTTCTTCTCAAATGGAACAGGTGTAGTAATAGGGCATGATTCATCGATAGCAACAAGTAATACAGCAACATTTCAGTTATTGGGTACCGGCGGTTCCGATTCAACTGCCTTACTTGCTAGATTCAAAGATAATGATAAAGGCCCCACTATGAGATTCCTTAAGAGCCGAAACGATACTATAGGCTCACACGCTATTATTCAAGATGATGACATTATTGGTAGATTCAATGTCACAATATTCGTAATACCATACGACCTCTCTACTACATTATCTCCTGCCAAAGTTGCTTTGTTCCCCGTAAACCATCTCATACTCTGAACAGGAATAAATACAATCAT